TATCAATTCAATACGAAGAATAAAAGATATATATGAAGAAGCTAATGTACACAAGCTTTATGAAACTCGCTTAGGAATTCCCGAATGGCTTGCGCACGTAGAGGATAAGATATTTGAGAATTGCTCAGACGCAAGAGTAAAAGCATGGCCATTGGAGTTTTCGGAAGCAATTAACGAAGGCGCTGATTTAGACAAAATTAAAATACCTTTTTTAATATTTATTCTCGAAACTACCAGAATACACTCTAAAGACAAAAATACATTGGATGCGGTTGATGATGTTTTAGTTGAGTTAAAAAGAGATGTGTTAGATATACCAAAATTAATTGAAGCTCGCGATGCTTCTTATGCTGATGCTGCTTATTATGCTTCCGATGCCGCTTATTCTGCCGCTTATTCTGCCGCTTCTGCTGCCACTAGCTACAGCGAGGATGCTTTAATAAAGTCTTTCGACAAATTCGCAGACAAACTTTTAGAATTAATTAAGGAATGTAAATAAATGAACACAGACAAAAGCGCATTACACACGGCACGCTGGTATGCTTTAAAAATAAAACAACTAAACACAGATAAGAAAATCGATTCGATGTGTGAGGATTTAATCGAGATACTGTCTGGTATATTACAAGAGCCAGCACCAGAGCAGACCAAGCCGCCCGAGCCGCCTAGAGTGTCGCCGAGTGATAGCGCAGCCGTATTGCCTGCATCGGGTCAAAAATCATTATGGTATCCAAAAGCTCAAAATCCAAATATACCAATGAAGGCTCGCGGAGAGTATGCGAACAAATACCCGAGAGGCCTTGTCGTACATTTTACTGCTGGCAGGTCGGATAAAGGTAAGCAAAGCGCATTAGACTCTGTTAGCTGGGGCGCAAGCGAGGGCTATGCGTTTCTATGTATGGATGCGAACGGACTCATTCAGCAGCCAATGCCGCTTAACGAATGGGGTTATCACGCAGGACAGTCGTCTTGGACTATCGATAACAAAAAAGTTACAAGTATATCTCAGTATTTTGTAGGCCTAGAAATTTGCTGTGCTGGAAAGCTAGAAGTAAAAAACGATAAGTTTTTTTCATGGTTTGACGCTAAGACTCCAATCGCGCCAAATCTTGTGCGCGTTTCAAAAGCTGAGGCAAATATTCAAGCAGGGTTTTATTTGAAATATACAGATGCGCAAGAGTCGGCATTGATCGAGTTTTGTTTGTGGTTAAAGATAAACAATCCCGAGGTCTTTGATTTTGACTATGTAGTAGGTCACGATGAAATTTCGCCAGGTCGTAAAAATGATCCAAGCGGCTCACTGTCGATGACAATGCCAAAATTAAGAAGTCTTTTAAAATCAATGTACGCGAGTTTTTTAATAGAAGGGAAAGTATAATGAATCATCACAGTTTAAAAATAGCACCTGAGCATTACAACAATGTCGCGGCAGGTACCAAAACTTTTGAAATTAGAGTTAACGACAGGGCTTTCCAAAAAGGCGACACTGTTACCCTAAGACATTTTGAATACAATTTGTATACGGATGGCATGGAGTTGAAATTTAAAATCGGAGACGCTTACCCGATTGATGCCGAGCGAGTCGTATTTAGTTTACTACCGAGGGATACATGAAAATATATTGGTATTCATTAATAGACGATTATATTTTCACATCTAACAACGTAAGATTTATCTCGTATGATAGTGCTGATAGAACAACGCTTTGGCTTTCGCCTTATTTCAATAAGTTACATTTAGAATTTATATGCGAGGTAAAATAGAATGATACTGCAATTTTTAACGTGGATTGATGCCATGCCAGAGCGACACTTTTTAATATTTTGTTTTATGTTTTTCTTTTGTTTTTATTTATTTGCTGAAGTGTTTTGTGCGGTATTAAAGAGGGGGATTAAATGAGCAAGCCTAGAGAGTTTTGGATTACAGAGACCAACCGCCCTGTCGGGACAATGAGACCTGCTCACATCCTTGAAAACAATGCAAAGATTAGCATACAACACGACTGTTCTAAGCAAGAAGCAATTCACGTCATAGAATACAGCGAGTTAAAAAAAGCTAACGATAAAATTGCATTACTTGAAGCTGAAAACAATAAAGTAAAATCTTTTCTAGCTGCTCAACCTAATATGCTGGAAAAAATAGAAATGCTTCTAGCTATGAACGAGAAGCTTGAAGCCAAATACGATAAGTGTATTGGTGCGCTTCGCTTCATAGCCTCTCGCAGTTTATTGTTTCAAAAGCGAAGCTGCTGGGACCGTGCGGATCTAAAGCAGCGTTTTATAAGTGATACGATTTTAGCTATAAGAATTGCAGAAGAATGTGGAGAAACAGAATGAAACTATTAACAACAAAGGCCTACAACAAGTTAATGGCCGACCTCGTGGACGCGGGTTTGTGGTCTATAACGGCGCAGACTCAAGTATTAAGAGCCAAACATCTTGCGAGAAAGCAAGAGGATAAAATTGCAGAGCTTGAAGAAATTATATCATATATGCCAAAAGCTCCAACGGAGCCTTACGAAAAAATGTTGGCTAAGGAGCTGGTCGAGCTTATAGGTAAATATGAGAAGTGCGTTGAGGCTTTAAATTACTACGGGTTTAGTTTGGTTGCTGATAGTTTGAATTCAGGGAATGAAACAATAACTACACAAACAGGTTTGGTGGCAAGAAAAGTTTTAAAAGAATGTGGAGAAACGGAATGAAGCTATTTACAGAAAAAGATTTTAAATCAATCTATACTGAGCGAGAAAATGACTATCAAGACATGGCAGACATTGCCAATGCTAAACTTGCAGAATTCTTCAATGAAGATGATAAGCTGGCGTCTCTTTTTAAAGTAACAATGAAGCTTGCAGAAAGGGATGTAGATTCTAGAAGTAAATATAATATAGCCATTAAAGGTATTAAACAAATTCACGCAGACGGCAGCTATACCGATATAGCTGCGGAAATTGCAAGAGAAGTTTTAAAAGAGTGTGGAGAATAGAATGAGCGACGACAAAAAGCTAAAAACTGTTTATAAAGTTTACGAGTCGGTTACTGGACAAACCGCTGTATCATCTGCATTTGATAAAAATGAATATATAGTTTGCAACTCAGCACTTGGCACTTTGCAAGGCGAGTTAAAAAAAGCTAACGAAAAAATTGCAGAGCTTGAATCTGAAAATAAAAAACTAAAATCTCTTTTTGCTGTTCAACTTGATATGCTTGAAAAAATTAATAAGATATGTGGAGAATAAAATGACAATGATAAAAGTTAATTATATGTCTTATGATATGCATACAAAAGAGTATACAACCCATGAGAAAACAAATTGGATTAACCTAGCGCTGGCATCAGAGATACAGAGAATAGACGAAGTTGAGCATGGTTATCGCGTTTTTCTTAGCGGTCACAGCAGCGTCGTTAATTCTGCGGAACTGACAGGCTACTTAAAAGGACCTTGGTTGTAAAATGAACAAGCCAACAAAGAAAGGGGACTATATGAAAAAATCAGCAACAAAAAAAACAACAAAAAAAACAGCTACAAAAAAGAAGTAATGTATTGCGGCTTCTTAGGATACTAAAAGAGGCCGCTGTTTTTAGGGGGGGGTATTATGGATGATTTAAAAAAAGAGATTGAAGAGTGTTTAAAGAGCATTAAATTATATATTGATCAAGGCTGGTCTTTAACAATGTCGCTAAGCAAGTGCGGCTATTACGGCCGTTATAAGCATTTATGGCTTTATGAAAGCGCTGAATACAAAGAATTTTCAAAGATACACCGAAAGCCAAAGCGCAGGTTTTGCTAAACTAAACTAAAAGACAACATCACATTAATAAAAAGCTAAAAGATGAATCAATCAAAGCCCTTTGTAATAATTAAAACGCAAGGGGTGTTTATGCAGCCGGATCATCTTAGTTTTGTCGACTGGGCATTTAAAGCCACAATCAGCGGAGCTTTCGTTTATCTTGTAAGCATTTTAAGCGGAATAAAAAACTCAGTTGACGTGCTTAACATCCACATGGCAACAATGTTTGAGCGCGTAGCTCATCATGAAAAACGAATTGAACGACTTGAAATAAAGTCAGAGGAGAATTAAAATGGAAGCATCAGCAGTAATGACAGTAGAATCAGCAGCAAAAGAAATTGTAATTAAATACGGAAAAGAAATGGCGCTTGAGCTAATCGCGCTTTGTTTAATCCCCGCACTTGAAGAAGCAGCGGCAAAATCAGAAAACAAAATCGATGACACAGTTGTTGCTTTATTAAAAGAGCCGTTAAAAGCTACATTGATTGATTTAATTAAGAAGCTGTAATGCTAAATCAAGCTGTAAAGCCAATTTGGTATTCAAAAACATTCTGGGTTAATGCGTTCATGGCAGGGTCATTGATCTTGCCTGAGCAATATAAACCATTAGCAATCAGTCCAGAAGTTCACGCCCTTATATTTTTAATCGTAAATACTGTTCTTAGGTTAATCTCAAAAGACAAGGTCACGCTGTACTAATGAGCGCGCTTTCGGACGCATTGCTAAAAATAGTTAAGCAGCAAGTCTTAAGGGCCATCGTCGCAAAGGTTCCGCTGCTTGGCTCAGGGCTGTTAAACCCTTTGCTTGTGTATGCAGTAAACCACATCTTAAAAATAGCATTTAAAGAAGCGGCACTTCAGGCTTATTTTGTTAAGGTTGATCTTATGACTGAGTATCAAGCCAAGAAAGTCAGAGAAGCGCAGGACAAACTAAGTCAGGCAAATTCAGAAAAAGAAATAGAGGATGCGCAAAATGAACTTAAAAAACGTCTTAAAGACCTTATTAATTTTAAGCCTTAGCTCATGCTCAACGCTTGAAATACCAAACGAGCCAATTTGTGCCGACCTGTCAAACGCTAAAGGCTATTGCGTAAAGACTGTGTCTGGCGAGGCGTATGAGGTGACAGGCACTGAATGGGTAGCTTTTAATAAAAAGGCTCTTAAAATGAGTCCTGAAAGCTATGCTAAAATCAAAGCACTTATTTTAAAGCTGTGCAAAAAATCAAATCAATGCAATCTTGATGAGCTACAAACTCAAATGGCAAACATCGAAAGCCAGCTCAATTAATGTCTGAAGTGTTATTTCGGTGCCGAATAAACGGACGCGCAAGATCAAAGAAAAACTCTAAACAAATATTTAGAAATAGAAAATCTGGAAAGCCCTTCATTACATCAAGTAGCGAGTATAAGAAATGGTCAGCCTTTGCAGCTGGATACATTGCAAGGGCAAAAAAAATAGACACAATCGACTACCCAGTTAACCTAGTTTTAAGGTGTCACTATATAAACAAGAAGCATCAGCAAGACCTAGACAACATTATTGCATCAGTCAGCGATGTTTTAGAGGATTGCGATGTAATAAAGAACGATAATTTATTTTATTCATACGATGGAAGTCGTAAAATATACGATGCAGAAACAGATTTTATTGAAATTGAGATCACAAAGTTAATTGTTTAGCTTACTTTAAGACAAGATGCTTGATGTCGCGCAAAGCTGACTCGATTTTATCCTGAATATATCCGCTAGAATCAATACCAACATTTTTCGCCTTTTCGTATATTTCAACGGCTTCAGTTGATAGGTTAAATGATTTTCTTGATTTAAGTTTAGAGTCTTTAGTCTTTGGTAGGTCCTTCATTTCAATCATGTGAAAATTAAGCCTTGAAAATTAAAAAGATGCAACAATCATTTCAGTTCAAAAAATAACTATTTAGAACTATTTAGAACATTGCAAAGACTCAATCTTAGACCTTTAATCAGGTCATGGGTTATCAGCAAAGTTTATTAGATACAAAATTGGAAGCGGAGCAAAAGCTTAAAGAACACAAGGAATCGCAGCTTTCTTTTTTGCCGGTGAATCCATTACAAGAAAAGCACGCTGAAGAAACGCCAACATTAACAGAGGTCGAATTTCAAATCATAGACGTTACGCTAAAGGGCTATGAGATAACAGACATACAAAAAGAAATATTTAGAACTACTTTTTGTGTAAAATGGCGACTCTCGCAAATATATTGGAAGTTTGGTGCAGCAAATAGATTGCAGCTTATTAAAAAAGCATCAGGCAAGGGGTTACAGTTTTATACTCAGAACGGCATCAAGATGAGCTTTCACATGACCTTAAACATGAATTATCACAACAAAGAAAATAAAGATGGAAAATAAAGTACAAAAAAGTAGCACAACGCGCAATCATGGCGGTCGCAAAAAAGGAACGCCTAACAAAAGTACAGATTACATTTTTGATTTATGCGAGAAAAACAATTTTGATCCCATCCAAGCTTTGATATGGGTCGCGCAAAATAATTGGAAGTCATTAGGATATAGGGACTCACATATTGAAAAACAAGGGTTTCAAGGCGTTGTCACAAGTGAGCCTATTATTTCAGTTGATCACAGAATAGATGCTATGAAATCTTTGACCGGCTACATGTACCCAAAAAGAAAAGCTATTGAAATGACTATGGACAAAAATTCTGTGCAGCCGATCATTTTAGCTTACTCAAAAGAGAGTGTTAAAGATGCAGCACAGGATTAAGCAAGATAGCTTTAGTCAAAAAAAAAGCCTAATTGACGAGCTTGTAAGTTCTTACAAAGGCTTTACGGACGATCAAACAACAGATGAATTAAATGACCTTACGAATAAGCTTTATGCTTTGTTGCTTGCTACTGACTGCCTTAGTTTCGAGATATTATTTGGTCGTGATGTTTCTCTGTTTATTGAGCTGAAAGAAAAGCAAACAGCGAGCCATTAATGGATAAATCAACGCCATCGTTTACAGAGTTTGATCCGAGACATATTAAGTTTCAATCAAAAGTAATTAACGACATAGATACAAACCTTGATTATTCGATCGGCACGCATGAGCTTTTGTTCTCTGGCAGCGTAGGGTCAGCAAAGAGTTTGCTTGCAGCGCACATTATTGTTAAGCATTGCTTGAAGCACACAAGGGCTAAGGTTGGCATCGGACGTAGGTCTTTACCCGACATTAAGACAACACTATTTGCACTTATCGTAGAGCATTTAGAAGACGAATTATTAAACGAACATATCGAATCAATTACGTATAACACAGCACAAGTAAGATTTAAAAACGGTTCCATGATCGAGGCCATTTCTTGGGCTGACAAAAAATATAAGAAATTCAGATCAAGAACTTATTCAATGTTCTGTTTTGAAGAGGCTGTTGAGAACACAGGCGACGATGTGCAGGCATTTACAGAAGCTAGACAGCGTGTTGGCCGGTTGCCACACATTAAGCAGAACCTTATTCTATATCTTACAAACCCTGACAGCCCAGCTCATGTTTTGTACAAGTATTTTTTTGAAACTGTATCACCTACAAGACATGTTTATATGTCACTCACTGAGCAGAATCCTTTTCTGCCTAGGACATACATCGAACAATTAAAACGAGACCTTAGCCCTAAGGAAGCCCTTCGGATGCTTTATGGCCAATGGGTCGAGATCGACACAGAAAGAATTTATTATGCTTACAGCTCAGAAGTTAATTTTAAAAAACAAATCTACAATATTAATCCTTATTTATCTATCAGCCTTTCTTTTGATTTTAATATAGGCATCGGAAAGCCCATGTCATGCGTGATAAGCCAGTACGATAAACAGAAAGATGAGTTTCATTTCTTTGACGAGATTGTAATTCATGGCTCAAGAACAGAAACTATTTTAGAAGAAATTGCAGCAAGAAACATTTTAGAAACTGCGCACGCTTTTGAAATTCACGGCGATGCCACAGGCGCAGCAAGGTCAACAGCCAGTAAATGGTCAAACTATGATATCATCGATCAGTTCTTAGCTAACTACAAGACTAAGACTGGTCTTAAGTTGAACTATCAATTGCTTGTACCAAAATCAAACCCACCAATTAAAGAACGGCATAATGTAGTAAATGCGTACTGTGAAAACATGAAAGCAGAACGCAGGCTATTTGTTTACGAAAAGGCTAAGACATTGCACGAGGGTATGAAGCTAACAGCACTTAAAAAAGGTGCTGAATATATTGAGGATGATTCTAAAGAATGGCAACACTCGACAACAGCGCTAGGCTACCGAGTTTGTTACACAGTCAGAAACAAAGTAATAGTGAAAGCAGGGAACATATAAATGTCTAATCCTAATTTTTTAGATCAATCAGTTAGATCAAGAATCATTGAAGAAATTAAATCGTATGAAAACGTACAGCGCAAACAAAAATCATTAAAGGATTATGAAGTTTATACAGACAACGCATATCCTTATGTTTACAACGCGCTAGCGGCACAATTATCAAAGCAAACAGCGTCACAAATGCCGATTGTTTCTAATCTAAATATCGCAAAGGCCGTTGTAAATAAAGAGGCGACGATTTACACCGATGATCCAAATCGTGAATATACAGATATTACAGACGCCGATGCGCAGGTGTTAGCAGACCTATATGCAGAATGTGGGTTTAACACTTACTTTGGTAAGGCTAACAAGTATTACAAGCTAAGGAATCAATCGTTTCTGCAAATCGTTCCTAAAGAGGGGAAAATAAAGTTAAGAGTTTTACACGCGCACAATATCGATGTGATTCCAGACTCGGATGATCCAGAGCAAGCTTTTGCTTATATTGTTTCAAGCTTTGATAAGGCAAATTATTTAAGAGCAGGACAGGACAACGCAAATCAAAGCATTGCTGACTCTGATGATTACAAAGCAAAGGGCGGCTCTTATCAAGTGTGGACAAAAGAAATAGTATTTACAATGGACAACAACGGATCAATCAGGGGTGAAATACTGCCAAACCCTACCGGCTTAATCCCTTTTGTTGATATTGCTAAGGATAAAGATTTTGAATTTTTCATAAGGATAGGACAAGCGTTAACAGATTTTACGATTGAATTTAATGTTGCATGGTCTGACCTAATGTATATTGCTAGGATGCAGGGCTATTCAGTCGGTGTATTATCAGGCGATGCTAATTTAAAGCCTGAGAACATGATCATCGGTCCTAATCGTTTTATATTTCTGCCAAAAAATCCAAGCAATCCAGACTCAAGCATGAGCCTTGATTTTAAATCACCTACTCCAAACATCGAGGCGCAACTAAAGGCTATCGATTCAATGATTGCGACATTTCTAACAACAAGAGGCTTAGACACCAAAGCCGTATCATCAAACAACTCAGGTAACTCTAGTTACTCATCAGCACTTGAAAGATTAATTGCCATGATTGATCAATTCAGAGCAACCAAAGAGGACTTTGATTTGTTTAGAACGGTTGAAAACAAAGTGCATAAAATTGTTACTGCCTACTTATCTTTACTATCAGGGACAGAGTTTCTTGATCCAATATACAACGTAAGCCAAGCAATTATAAACTCACAATTAAAAGTAAGTTTTCATACGCCTGAAATGCTGCAAACAAAAGCTGAGGAGCTTGACAACGCTAGGAAAGAAATTGATCTAGGCATTGCTGACGCCGCCTCTGTGCTTTCTGATTTAGAGCAAATATCCATAGAAGATGCGGTTATAAGAATTGATGAAATTAATCAGAGAAAAATAGACAAGATTTTATCAATAACAGCAGAACAAAATGTTGTAGTAAATGCCGATAGCCAAGTCTAATCTTGATAAATCAGACGTTAATGTTGAGATTGATTTAGAAAAACTATTAGGCGGCGCTGCAAAAAATCAAGCCGTTCAAGAGGTGTTCTTTCAGGCGGCCTTTGATAGGCTCATTGATCGACTCGACAAAGGGCTTGGCGTTAACGGAAAGTCTTTGGGTAAATATTCTAAATCATATAAAGATTCACTTGAGTTTGCAGCGTTTGGAAAAGGCTCAGACGTTAACATGCAGCTTACAAGTGAAATGATTAATTCATTAAAAATAAAATCAGACGATGTGAATAAATTTAAAATAGGCTTTGAAGGTGAGTTTAATAATAACAAAGCCTTTGCTCACATGACAGGCTATGCAGGACATCCGACACTAGATGGCAAGGTTTCACCTAGAGTCTTTTTTGGCTGGACTGATAGCGAGCTAAAAGCAATCGCTAAAGAATTAAAGCCACAGAATGAAGCTACACAAAGAGTCTCAGACACAGCGATTGTAAATCTACTAAACAGGTTGTTAGGTTAATGGCAAAAGGAACAATCGTTAAAATTACAGGGGCTGAGTCGGCCAAGAAAAATGCTTTGGCTTTTATTAAGAACTTTAAAAACAGTGATGAGCTTATCGGCTCAATTGCTAAAGATGCAGTCATGCAAATTCAAGCACGGACAAGATCAGCCGGTAAGGTAGACGTTGAATACCAACAAC